GAGATGCACCATTGAGCAACGTGTATGAGGATTTAACCCAGCACTACAAAGCTGTTGCTCGCAGGATTGCTTCTGTCGCGTCTGTAGAAGTAAAGCCTGTAAAGGTGCAGCCTGCAAAAAAGCTTCCGCCGGTAATTAAGCTGGGTGTGCCGCCGGTATCTGATGATGCAAGGCAATTCATCAGCTCTGTGCTGGTAGCGCACAGGATGGTCTGGCGAGAACTAATTCAGCCCGACAGAAGGCCAGAGATGGTCAGGATACGGGCTGAGATTTACGAGTTTCTAAGCAACAGAGGCTGGTCGTTAACGCAAATTGGAAACTTGTTGAAGCGCGATCATACGACAGTCTTGTCCTCACTACGCAAACTACCTGAATGGAGAGCAAAATAATGGACAACATCCAAAACGTACTAACGGAACGCGCACGCACACATGGTGACTTTGAGCATGTGGCCAAGATGTCGCAAAGCCTGAAGCACATGATGAAATCGACACGGGCGTTTGAAGACCTCGACTACTACATGGCCGAATCACTGGAGCAGATGGCCATGAAGATCGCCCGCATCCTGTCTGGCAATTGCTTTGAGAAGGACCACTGGCAGGACATTTCAGGCTATGCCGCGCTGGTCGTCAGACAGATTGAGCGTGTCGAGATGGAGCGCATGATAACTGAGCAAGTGGGCGAGTCGAACAACTGGGCAAACAAGCTGCCCGCAGTAGACGCACCGGAGGAAGCGTGATGGAACTCAACAGCGCACAGGTCTTGCAGCTTCTGCGGGATAATCTCTACGGCAATAATGACAAAATGGTCATCGACCGCGACACAACATTGAGCATGTTTAACTGCATCAAAGACCTGACAAACAGGGCTATCAGGTTTGAATGTGAACTGGCGACCGCACGCGATGATCGTTACCGGGAAAGCCTGCGACATTCAAAGACGGTAACAGAGTTTCGCAATTTCGTGCGCGCTCAAGCATGCGCCTGCGAGGAACGCTGCATCTTGAAAGGCGACGAATTAGATATGCATTGCGGCTGGGGAGCGCAGCAGCTCATGGCAAAATACGAATAGGAGAATGAGATGGGGATCGAACCTTTTACCAAAATCACAGACAAACTAGATCGACGTGATGCACTGGATGCATATGCCATCGCAGCATTTGCAGGCTTGCTATCTCATGCGCCGGGTACGCCGTCGAAGATTGCAGAAGCTGCATGGTGTTACGCAGAGGCGATGATCGTTGAGTGGGAGAAGCGCAGATGAGGTCGCACGACATGACAAGAGACGAACGCCGTCGCATTTACCTCAACAGCAGGCAAGACAACAGGATCATCAGCCTACCGTATGGCAAAGTCTACTTTGTGCCAGCGCAGAAGTTGATGACGCCAGAGCAGGGCGACCGTGCGTTGCGCATATACCGTAATGAAATTCGGCCATATCACAGGTGATACATGGGCGGCACCGAGATCAAGGATGAGTTGGGCAAGGTGTACGGGCGACTGACGGTCATCAACCGCGAGTATCCCAAACGAACTTTCTTGCAGCGTCACAGGGCAATCTGGCGGGTGCGATGCTCATGTGGGAATGAGATGACTGTTAGCGGCAACCTGCTGCGGCAGAGGCTGTACAGAGAGTGCGGTACGTGCGCACAGGCATGGGGAGCAGCGAAATGAATGAGGGGTTACAGATCGGCCATTCAATGGCTGAAGTTGCCGCAGACAATGCGGGGGAAACTTGGAAGCGTCTGGCCTATGAGGCGTTCGTTAAGCACGCCAAGAGCCATGAGTTTTTTATGACTGAGGATGTTCGATCTTCAAACCCGGATCTCCCAACTCCACCTGACATGAGGGCGTGGGGACAGGTCGCCTTGTTGGCGAAAAGAGAGGAAGTTGTATCCGGGCATTTGTTCACGCGAGCAAAAAGCCGTTCTGTTCATGGGATGGTTGTAACCATGTGGCGGTCAAACATATTTAAGAAGGAAGCAAGCGATGACTGACGATCTTGTGAAGCAATTACAACTTGTAACGGACGCGCTCGCAGCCTCATTGACAGAACCAATGTCAAAGAACTGGGTTGAGTTCTGTGAGGCGTTGATCGAACACTCTCGGTCGATATTGGAGGAGACAAAGTGAGCAAAGATAAGCTGCGTTTGATCTGTTCGTGCGGCACAATCTGGCCTGTCTGCGAGCTGCCGATGGATGTTGATGAGATGATAGTGGTCATACATGACGCAAAATGTCCATCGTGCAATAAGAGCGCCCATACGGCGTGTGTCTATGTGGAGACAGCTCATGAACGAGAGGAACGCTGAGATCATCCGGCTGTGGAACGACGGCGTTGCAGCCCGAGACATCGTGCGTCGGATGGGCATGAGTGTGACCAAGAACGTCATCATCGGTGTGGTCAACCGCAATCGCGATCTGGTTACGCGCCCGATGGTTTACTGCAATCGCGAGAAGGGTCGCATGAGTGCGATGGTGCGCTGGGGATTTAAGAGAAAAAAGGATCGTGCAGCCGCACGTTTTAGTTTACAGTGCAAAACGCAATAGGAGAACACGATGGAAAGCTGCCTTTCATGCAAGTTCACGTTAAACAAGGATGGCGGGTCGCTATCTTGCCAGCGTTACCCGTCGCAGTTGCGTGTTGCCCGGTCTGGCTGGTGCGGCGAGTGGACCGCCGATGCGTCATATACAATACCGGCACAGCGCACCAAGGAGCGTGTCGCCAAGGTCAAAGCGGCACATGCTCCAACTGCTGACTTGTTATCTGGGGAGCAGCTATGAGAGCCATTAAGTCACCCATTGACGTGATCGATGTTGTCGAGAAGCGCAGGCAGCAGTGCGATATGTCGAAGCGCAAACTTGGTCGCGACGCCAAGGTATCCAGCATGACGTACAACGCGTTTCTGGAGCGCACCAGCGCCGGGTCTGTCGGGTATCTGCTGAAGTACCTGTCAGCACTGGGGCTTGAGATGGTCATAAGGGAAAAACGATGATTGTCGGCATTGATCCCGGAGCCAAGGGTGCGCTGGCGTTCTTTGACCCTGTTGCTGGTACGCTGGACATCGTGGACATGCCGACAGTTGAAGTGAAACGCGGGGCAAAGAGCAAGGTGGAGATCAGCCCGCAAATGTTGGCGGCATTGATCGGCGCAAGGTATCCCAGCGTTGCTGTTTTGGAGAAGGTTGGGGCAATGCCTGGACAAGGTACATCCAGCATGTTCCAGTTCGGTAGAGGTGTCGGCATGATCGAAGGTGTGCTGGCCGCGTTGCACATTCCGATTGTCTACATCACGCCGCAAGGATGGCAGAAGGCAGTCGGGATGAGAGGCGGTAAGGATGGCGGTCGGGCTAGGGCAGCAGAGATATTCCCAGCCTATGCCGCAACATTTGCCAGAGTGAAGGACGACGGGCGAGCAGATGCTGCGCTCATGGCATGGTGGGGAGTTATGAGATGATGGATAAATTCTGGCAACGTAAATATGAAGAAGCTGCAATGTCGCTACCGGATCAGGATCAGACCATAGCGTTGATCCGCAGGCTCAAATCAATCCTGTCCCAGTACCCAGTTAACATCCAAATGGCTGCGATTGGTGCGCTGTTGTCTCAGACCATTTGCCGTGGAACAGATTCGCAAGATGACGCGCTCGATGTTGTGCAGGCATACACAGAAGAACTTGTATTGAGTATCGATGAGCATTTCATGGGGATCGATGGGAGGAAATCATGAAATCAGATTACTTCGAGATCGAAGCATTATCGGCATCGGGTGCAAAGGAGTTGCTCCGGTCGCCTGCGCACTATCGCTATTGGAAGGATCATCCGAAGCAGTCAACGCCAGCCATGATCTTTGGTACGGCTGTTCACTCGTTGATCTTGGAGCCAAACGTACCGTTGGATCAGGTCTGCTCAATCAAAACGCTGTCGTGGGCAACTAAAGAGGGCAAACTGGAAAAGGAGCGGCTGGAGGAATCCGGTCTGCCAGTCATGTCGCAGCCCGATGGAGACAGGGCGCAGAGGATCAGGGATATTGTGCTTGGCCACGAGGAAGCAGCCAGCCTGCTGCACGGGGCGAAGTGCGAACTGAACTACAAGTGGAACGGGTATGCCGAGAATGTCCCATGCAAGGGCGGTATTGATGCTCTGGGGCCGCGTGGCATTGTTGACCTGAAGACCACCATCGACGCATCGCCGGACGGGTTCGCCCAGCGCATCAAGGCGTTCAAGTACCATATGCAAGCCGCCCATTACATCGATGGCGTCAGCATCACTGATAAAGTTATGCACAACTTCACGTTCATAGCCGTTGAGACCGCACCACCATATGCGGTGGCTTGCTACCAGTTAGACCGCAACGCCTTGATTGCCGGTTATGCCGCGATGGAGCGCGTTGCAGAGGTGTACGCAAGATGCCTTGAAACAGGCGACTGGCCCGCGTATGCCCTTCAGTCCCAGACGTTGCAGGTTCCATATCTGACAATGCCTGAGTACGACCCGGCAATTGATGCCGAGGATTTCTAAACCCTGCAAACATGCAAACTTGTAAACGAGGAAAACATGGAAAACGCTACCACACGCTGCACGATCAAGAATGTTCGCCTGAATTACATGCACCTGCTGGAAGCCAGAGCGGCTGCAATCGGTGCAGAGCCTAAGTTCAGCCTGACCATGATGATCGCCAAGAATGACGAGGACAACATCAACGCGGTCAAGGCCAGCATCAAGGCTGCGATTGCAAAGAAGTACGGGGAAACCAAGCCGCCGAAGGGCATGCGCAACCCGCTGCGTGACGGCGACGAGGTGGACGCTGAGACAGGTGAACGGGTGAAGGGCGACGAGTTTGCCGGTCACTATTACATTTCGGCATCCAACAAGAAGGCCATCAAGCCGATTGTCGGCAAGGCAAAGGCAGAGGCAGGAGCAGCGCACCTAGTCAATGGGTATTACGGGTGCGTCGGTGTGAACTTTTATGCCTACGATGCCGCTGGGAACAAGGGAGTTGCTGCCGGTCTAAATGATCTGTGGATAACTAAAAAAGGTGAAGCACTGGCTGGTGGTGGCACCGACTGGGGCAACATCGAAGCCGATGACTTCGGGTCTGGCGGGCTGGAAGGTCTGACTGACGGCGAGGACGTGTTCCAGTAAAGCAAAAGACCCGGCAACCGCTCAAACAGTTGCCGGGTCTAAACAGTGGGGGAGGTCACTGTTCTGCCAGCAACCCGTGGATGAGGATACACAATGGCTGCCGACAACAATTTAAATAGCACAATCGCGCAGGGGCAAGAAGCCCTGTATGCCGCGTTTGACGAGTACCTAGAGTTTGCCCAGTTGCATGCTGGAATATCGCGAGACTATGCCTGCGCAGCCGATGTGCCGGGTATGGCGTACAGCCTGCGCAAGTTGCGCATGTACGTGAAGGCTGCATCGGCTGAACTAGCCGCAATAGTAGACGAGCAGCGCAGGCACGCCGAGGCTACAGGTGGAAGCCCGTCTGAAGTGGTGCCGGTTAAGAACGGTGGCACTGAGTCATCCAGCGACAAGGAATGGTGGGAGACATGAGCGGCGACACACTCGACGACTGGATGGACGACGATGACGATGACATCATTGAACAGATTAAGGTGCTGGAGGCTCACAAGGGCAAAAGTGTAGATGGCGCACGCGTCTGGTCTACGGAGGAGGACGGGTCAGCGCCAATTGTTGTGCTGCCGGATGAATGGGAAGAAGGGCTGATCCGCGATGCCAAGGGGTATGCTTTATTCAACCATTATAACGTAAGCCACACTTTGCGATGCTGCCCGGAATGGGATGGCTTTATTGCCTATAACGAGTTCACTGGGCGCAAGATGCTCATGAAGCCGATACCGGGTTCACGGACGCCAAAGAGCAACTTTCACGTCCGTGAACTGGCAGACCATCATATCCTGAACGCTACAGCATGGTTCAACAAGAACAAGTTCCCGCGTGCGTACAAGAACGTGGTGGCCGATGCCGTCGATGAGGTGGTGCAGGAATACAGGTACAACCCGCTGCGTGATTATCTGGAGGCCGCAGCAGCAGGCTGGGATAATGTTCCGCGTGTGGCTAAGTGGTTGACAACGTATTGCGGCGCAGAAGCTGGCGACCCTATGGAACAGCAATATGTCGAGGAGGTTGGCCTGAAGTGGATGGTTAGCGCAGTCGCACGGGCGATGCAGCCGGGCTGCAAGGCTGATGGTGTGCTGATATTGGAGGGTGCGCAGGGTGCATTCAAATCCACAACCGCAAAGATATTAGCCGGGCTGGAGTTCTTCGGAGACAACCTGCCGCCTATGCACACCAAGGATGCAGCAAGTTACGTGCGTGGCCGGTGGATCATAGAGCTGGCTGAACTGGCGAACGTCAGCAAGGCAGAGGTGGAGATCGTCAAGTCGTTCATCAGCCGCACCGAGGAGCGGTTCAGACCGGCATATGGGCGCAACGAGGTATCATATCCACGGCAATGCGTGTTCATCGGCAGCACAAACCGCACAGACTACCTGCGGGACGACACGGGCAATCGCAGGTTCTGGCCGGTGCAGGTTGGCCGGGTTGACGTGAAGGCATTGCAAGCAGATCGCGATCAGTTGTGGGGTGAGGCCGTTGCGCTGTACAGGGCTGGCGAAACGTGGTGGCTGTCTGCCGCCGTGGAGCGCATCGCAGCCCAAGAACAGGGCGACAGGATGCTGGAAGACCCGTGGACTAGTAATGTGCTGGAAATCGTTGAGGACAAAACAGAGGTGTGCATACCGCAGATACTCACCGACATGCTGATCGAGGTGGGCCGGAAGGACCGGATGATGAGCAACAGGGTGCAGTCAATCCTGATGCAAAACGGATGGTTCCGCAGCGGCAGAATGACCAGCGGAACATACAAAGCGCAGAACAGGTTTATCAGGAAACGAGATGCAGAGCAGCAAGCTAAACAGCAGCAAGCAGCCGAGGTAAAGGCGTCGGCGGGTGTGGCCAGTGGCCTTGGTGACATGGAGGCAGATGTCTTTTAACATAAACTAGGCAAGTGAATAGGAATTGGTGAATAGCCCTGTTTTTGAGACTTGAAGGGAGAAGTTGAAATGGAGTGAATAGGATACCTGTTTTATACTTATCTTTGAAACATTTATAAGTTATTGTATATACAGGGCTATAGGGCAGTATGTCTGGAGGGGTAGGGATATTCACTATATGGTAAAATACACTTAACAACCGTAGGCGTGTGTCCACGGTGTTTGTATTCACTATTCACTTGCTAAGGTTAAGGTGTTAAAAAGGGGCATAAAACGTGGCCGTTCGACCGAAAACTACAGCAGCAAACAACATCACAAACCCGGTTAAATCGGACAGCGAAGCCGCATGGCGGGCGGCGGTACAGTACAGCGATGAGGCTGCGATACGGGTTGAAGGGCAATGGGGAATAGGCAGGCTGGAGCAACTCGTGCAGCCTGACCTTGCTGCCATGTTCGCATTGGCGCAAAGGCAGCTCGATGAGGCGATAAGACTGGGAGATGCAAAGCTGGCCGCACAGAAGTCTGCGTCACTGGCAAAAGGCTGGATGGCGATGGACAAGGCTGCACGGGCAGCAGGACATAAGCCAGAGGATGCAGGCAATGTCTGGTTCCATGCGTCAGATGATGGCAAGCTGAAGTATTGCTTCTGCGCACGGGCGAACGAGGGCGTCGGGTTATCCAGACGTTACCCGGATCACATTGTTGTCTCGTTTGAGGAGGTCGCACGGTTGATGCAGGCGACTGATGCAGGCGTGGCAGTGGCGGCAGTGAAGCAGGTGTTTCCGGGTGCTACAGTGGCAGCAGGACGCATACCGCGAGGTGGGGATGAGCTGCCGTTTTGACTGTTGCACGGCAATGTGTAGGATGCGGCAGGGTTGAGATGAGGATTAGATGCCTGAAGCCGAAGCAGAATTGAAACAAGTACATGAGCAATCGCTTATGGACAACCTCACAGTGGTCCGTGATGAGGCAGGTCGCATTAAGCGAGGGAACATAAACCCGTTCCCGGGCAGGACGCGCCGCGACGCGCTGATGATGCGCAGGCTGCAAGGCATGACGGACAAGGCGATCACCAACCTCGAACGCCTGATGACCTGCGGCAACCCGGCAGCAGAGCTACAGGCCACCAAGGAAATCCTTGACAGAACAATGGGTAAGGTGCGTCAGCATGTGGATGTGTCAGTGACCGACACGGCACAGGCTCACCTTGCTGCACTGGTGGAATTGAACGACAGGGCGCGTGTTCGCAGGGAACAATTGGCAGCCAGCGACAGTGCAAAAGATGTAACCGTTATTCAATCGGAACCAACGATCATTGATGCAGTAGTCATAGGCAGCACCGATGAGGTTCCATAATGGATATTATGCGAATGGGAGCAGGTCGCACTGGATCATGGGCGTCACAGTGGAAATGGTTACACTTGGATGCCGATAGACCCCCCCCGGCTACCCCTACCCCGGGTGCGGCTGCTAATGCACCACCCCATGCACAAAATTATAAAGTTTACACATGACAGTTGAGTCCAAGTCACAATTCATCGATTTCGTCACGAACTACGGCCACGACCCTGTTGGCTTTGTTACTGATGTTTTGCATGCTACCCCGCAGCCGTGGCAACGTGATTTCCTTGTCGCAGTTGCCAGCGGCGAACGGCGCATCAGCGTCAGGGCTGGCCACGGTGTCGGCAAATCGACAGCCTGTGCATGGGCATTGATCTGGCACATGGTCTGCCGTTATCCACAAAAAGGTGTTGTGACGGCACCCACGTCGGCTCAGTTGTTTGATGCTTTGTTCGCTGAACTGAAGACATGGATCAACAAGCTGCCTCCCATACTGCGCGACAGTTTCGAGGTCTACTCGGATAAAATTGCATTTAAGGCTGCGCCGGAGTCTAGCTTCATCTCTGCAAGGACATCCTCGGCAGACAGGCCAGAGGCGCTTGCCGGGGTGCATAGTGAGCATGTTTTGCTGGTGGTGGATGAGGCGTCGGCTATACCGGAGACTGTGTTCGAGTCGGCGGCAGGTTCCATGTCGGGACACAGCGCGACGACTATCCTGATTTCTAATCCCACCCGCAACAGCGGTTTGTTCTATAAAACGCATCACCAGTTGGCGTCAGACTGGAAGCGGATGCACGTCAGCTGTATTGATAATCCTCTGGTGTCGTCTGACTTCGTTGGCCAGATTGCGTCCACATATGGGGAGTCGAGCAATGCTTTTCGAATACGGGTCTTGGGAGAGTTTGCTCTTGCAGACGACGATACTCTTATTCCTGCTGAGTTGGTTGATGGTGCAATTAACAGAGACTTGACGGTTAGCGGCGATGAGCCTGTGGTGTACGGGTTGGACGTTGCCCGCTTCGGCACTGACAGGACTGCCCTCTGCAAGCGGCGCGGTTCCGTGGTTGAGGAGATCAAGTCATGGGGCGGCTTGGACCTGATGCAGACTGTGGGCATGGTGGTTAATGAGGCTAAGATTGACCGGCCTATTGAGATATGCGTAGACACGATTGGCCTTGGCTCCGGTGTTGCGGATCGCCTGCGGGAGCAGGGGTATAATGTGCGGGATGTGAACGTGTCTGAGAGTTCAGCCATGAATCCGAATGCAAACAAGCTGCGGGATGAACTGTGGATGGCGGCAAAGGATTGGCTGGCCACCCGGTCGGTCAAGCTGCCCAAGGACGACATGCTGCGGATGGAATTGGTTGCCCCGAGATACACATTTACAAGTTCAGGGAAACTTGTGGTAGAGTCGAAGGATGGATTAAGGAAGCGTGGCATGCGATCACCTGACTTGGCAGATAGCTTGTGCCTGACGTTCGCTGGCGTTGCTGCTGGTGTCGGCGGCAGGGCTACGGCTTGGGTTCCGGGTAAGTCCATTAAGCGCGGCATCCGAGGGATCGTGTGATGGCTGGCTTGCTGGGCGGCGACTGGGATGAGTACATACCGCCAAACCTCGATGATGAGGCATTTGGAGATTTGTCCCGTAAGTTGCCATACCAGCCACTTAACTGGGACCGCCTTATAAATTCTGGCGCAATTCGGATTACCCAGCCCGGCAGCGGCACTGGACCTGAGCCTAAAATAACCGATGACCCAGAGCAGTGGTCTTTAGTTAGCTTGCAGAACGACAAAGTAAAAGACTCGTACACGACCAAATGGCCTACTAAACCTGAAGCATATGACTCTGCTCTCAAAACCCTTGGGCAACCGAATGACATGCTTTATGACGGTAAGTACCGCCAGATACTTTGGTCAGCAAAGCAGCTTGGGCTATCTCCGCAGGAAGTTTTTATGAAAAAGCGTCGTGAGGACTCCGGCCTGTTAGGAACTCGATGATGGCAAAGACGCCAGCATGGCAGCGTGCAGAGGGTAAAAATCCCAAGGGCGGATTAAACGCAAAGGGGCGTGCATCGGCTAAGGCTGAGGGCATGAACCTGAAGGCTCCGGTGAAAACGGGCGACAATCCCCGCCGGGCGTCATTCTTGGCTCGTATGGGCAACATTCCGGGGCCGGAACGGGATGAGAAGGGCAAGCCAACACGGCTGCTTCTATCCTTGCAGGCTTGGGGCGCTGGTTCTAAGGAATCGGCTAGGTCTAAGGCAAAGGCTATTTCCGCACGCAACAAAGGGAAGACGTAACATGGAACCTGTTTGGGAAACCAAAGACCCGACTAAAAAGGATAAGAAGCTTTCGACGAAGCAGAAGTCATCGGCAAAGGCTATGGCTAAGAAGGCTGGTCGTCCTTATCCTAATCTTGTCGATAACATGCGCGTGTCGCAGAAAAAGAAGTAGGAGACATCCATGAGCGCGATCATCAAAGACAGCAACGGGCAGCTGGTTCCACCTGTATTCAAGCCCGGCGTGACGCAGGTGTTTACTGTTACTGCCTCGAGCGTGCAGTCGGCAGCGTTTGGCCAATTTACGACGGCTGTTCTTGTGAGCTGCTCGTTAGGCCACGGCCACATCCAGTTTGGCGCCAGCCCAACGGCCAGCATCACAACGAGCCTGATGATGCCAAACAACTTTGCGATCATATTGGGCGTGAACCCCGGCGACAAAATGGCTGTCATTAAGGATGCAGCGGTCACCAACTGCACCATCTCTGTGACGGAGCTGCTGTAATGGCTGATGTAATGGAAGGCGAAGATGCCGAGGGCGGCGATGCTTGCCCGGCAGCAACTGGCGACCTGACGCTAAACTTGCAGAACCGTGGCAAGGCCATTGATAAGGCTGACTACGGCCCGATGGACCCCAACCTGCCTAACCGCGACTACTGGAAGCGGATGGGCGACCGTTGGGATGACACCCCGGAGAATGCAAAGAAGATGCTTTGCGGCAACTGCTCTGCGTTCAACCAGACATCTGACATGAAGGCTTGCATTGAAGACGGCATGTCTGACGACAGCATGGATGATTCGATGGAAGTCATCGAGGCTGGCGAGCTGGGCTTCTGTGAAATCTTCGACTTCAAGTGTGCCGCCAAGCGCACCTGCGCCGCGTGGATTGTCGGTGGCCCGATCACTGATGAAGGTGACGAGGATGACGACGGCCTAGAGGGCGAAGGCTACGAGGAAGACATGGACGACGAAGAAGGCGAATATGACGAAAAATCCTATTAACCTGAGCATCTGCGTACCAACGCGGGACACAGTTAACTCTGGTTTCGCGTATGACCTGACGATTCTGGCTGCGCGTTGGTATGCTGAAGCACCTGTTGGATCGGCATTCAATCTGCACTTCTTGCCGGGTACATTGATTGCAGACCAGCGGTGCAAGCTTGTCGAGTTGGCGTTAAGGGCAAACGCTGATTACGTGCTGTTTTTAGACAGCGACATGCGGTTCCCGGCCAACTTGATTAACAGGCTGCTGGCGCATGACAAAGAGATTGTCGCCTGCAACTACGCGCAACGACGGCTGCCTGTTCGCACTGTAGCGTTTAAGGACTGGGCAGCGTTAGACTTTGTGTATTCTCTTAATCAGGATGGTTTGGAGGCGGTTGATGCTGTCGGCATGGGCGCGATGCTTATCAAGGCTGACGTTT